CGCGCCAATTTGGATGCTCTGGGCCATAACGATAGTTTTGTCTTTGAAATTCTGAGAGCTTTTTACGGGTCTCGTCTGAATGCCTCCGCTTTTCCGGCGGCACTAGGTCAGGATGTCCTGTCGTAAATAAACCTTTCAGCTCTCTCCCGGCAAAGAAACATGCCTTGCTGCAAAACTTTTTGCGTCCTTTAGCAGCCCACGGTTGCACATCAAACACCTTAGCGCAATGTTTGCAGGTTAAGGGCACCCAAGGCTTTGCAGCAGGCATTTCTTACACCTTGTAGTACCAGATGCCTTCAACTTCTACGAGCTTCGCCCCGGCAGGGGGTACACCCTCTAGCTTCTGGTACACCTCTCCGGCAATCTCTTTGGTGGTGTCCGGCTGCTCAACAGGAGGTGCAGTCACAACAGCAATCCAGTTGTCCCGGCGTTGTTCCTTCATGGCCTGGATCTCTGCTTCCGTGAACGTGTGATCGTCCGGAAGGTGCAGAGCGTCAGCGAATTTGCCATGAGGAGTTTCAAATTCAAAATCGATCTTAATCATGTGTGCTCCAACAAAAACACCCGCCGGAGCGGGTGCTTAATCACACCCCATTGAGGGTGTCTACAACTAATTATGCTGCATCGAGGGAAAAAGTATAAGTTACATTTAATGTATCACCCGATACCACACTCCGATCCCCCGGAGACTGAAAGTCTGCTGCCGAGAACAACGTTCCAGTCGTGCCACCCTTGGTGTTGTTCGAGATCAAAAACGCGCCGCCAATTGTAGCCGTGGCATTAATACTGAACGAGGCTGGAGATGCCGAGTTAGTAATCACCGAAGGGTCAGCCGTGGTTGCCGTACCGAACGTGCATGTGGGACGATTGGCATTACTATAACCTGTCTCTTCGGTCCAGCCCGCATGGGATGATGCCGTGTCGCCTGCTGCTGGAGTATTGGAAGCTCCTGCACCATAAAGACCAATGAACCACGCCGTGATCTGGGTGCCACTGGCGAAATAAACAGCGTTCATCGACTGAAGCCCGACGTTCACCACCAGATTCTTGGACTCAGCTTCCCATTTCAGGTTGCCATCTTTGTCGATGCACTGAATATGGAAGACACCGCCGCCCTTGACGGACTCGGTGGGCTTAATATCACGAACGACCGCAGCAGATACCTGATCGGTCGATTTTGCGTTTTCACGAGACATGTGAGACCCCTTTAAGAAATACGGACAATCGCCGATGTATTGGTTGCCGCTGGAAACTGAACAGTAAACGCAGTCGTCGATGTTTTATCGCCGCCAAAATTCAACACACAAACCGTTGGGTTACTAACACCGTTAAACTTATAAATCAGTGCGCCTCGAGCGGTCAATGCCGAAGACCAAGACACATTAGAAAAAGAAAGATACGCAGTGGTATTACTTGGGTCCGCTCCCGTTGTTGGCTGCACAGACACGGTTAAAACTTCTCCGCCGGGACTGTAGCCAGAAGCAACAACTTCATTATCGGTCGTATATGAATCTGTCGTCGGACCTAAATTTGCTGCACCGGTATAAAGCGCAATCTTGAACGTGTCCGTTGAAAAGTTAAACGTGCCTGCCGGCAAGCCTACTTTGAACGCATTGGTGGCACCTTGCTGAATAGCCATCAAGTCACCTGCTGCCGATACTGACCAGAGCGATACGCGTCTTGACGCTCCATACCATCGCCCAGACGTTTTGCCAACGCCAGCGCTTCCATATACTTCTGATTGTAGAGCGTCATCAGGTCTTGTTCACCCTTCATGTAGGTGTACGCTTCGACCAATGATCCGTACAGCAAAACCGAATCAAAGTTATCACCCAACCAAGTCTGACCGCTTGCAGCCACCGTAATTGACTCGGGGTAATAGTAATAATGTAGTTCGATGGTGTACACAGCGTTGGGGGTTGGCCCCAAAATAAACGAGAGTTCGTTCGTAATGGTCGTGCCAGAAACCGTTGGCCCAAACAACGCGTAATATTTTGGAATAGCGGTCTCAGTCGGATCAGGATACGCCTGCCGAATATAGTTGACATCTTTGTTCAGCAAGTACTCGTACGTGCCGGCTGCGTCGATCACAGCCATCGAATACACCGCTAAAAAATCATTGGGGCACGACAAATACTTCACATTGGTAGACGTGGAACCCGTGACGTTTTTACGCAGCGACGGAAACTGCACAGTGTTATAGATACGCTGTTCCGCCTGTTTGACGAAAGTCGGTATCTGAGCAGCAAAATCGCTGCTCGTATTTTCTGTGTACGCGACAAGCGCGTCCGAAAGCTGCGTGTAATTCACGCCATCGGTCCCCGAGACATCACGCCTTTAGTGGCCGCGCCCGTACCGCGCATTTTGATGCCGGTGGTTTTGGCTTCCGGGCTGTAACCATGACGGTCCACGCCGTACACAGACATGTTGACGCTATCGGCTTTGGTGGGTTCAGCGTCGTAGCCGTTGCCCAACTTAACCTTGGAACTACCCGTCATAGTGTGCGGAGGTGCGTAAACTTCAGCGGGGCCAACCTCTTTGCCGCCTTGCTTCATGCTGAACTTAGCCATGATTAGATCCCCGTTGCGGGAACTTTCCGCACTGATTTTTTCTGATTGGCGACCTTCGCCAAGTTACGGCCCATCGCCTTCATTTGGGCATTAGTCTTGCCCCCCTTCGCCATTTTAGTCAGAGGCTTGCCGGGGTGCATCGCACGCTCGTGTTTGTGAACCGCCTTTTTAACGTCCATTCTTTGCTCCTATACAATCACAACTGTGACCGAACCGATATCAATTTGCAAGACAAGATTGTTGGGCGTTAAACCGGCGTCGTTTGCTCTTGAGCCACCAACAGGTGCCCAGCCCCATTGAATGACGCGGCTCCCTAATTCGGAATAACCTACGGCGTTGGGTCCAGTACCGCCGTTCAATTCGATTTGCAACCCACTTGTTCCGGACAGTTGGTAACTTACATCTGGGCGAGGTTCACGAACCGCCTGTGGATCATAAACCGGATACATACCCAACTGCAACTGCGGCTGATCCGGCTCCCAACACTCCGGACAGACTTTGATACTGACCATTTTTGTCTTGATAGTCAGCTTGCGCAACTGCGTCAGTTTGTAGCGCTGACCACAACGATCACACTCCGCGATGCTGTATTTGCCGGCAGCGTACTTTGGACCCGCCATACATCACCTGTAGTACATGATGCGCGGTACAAACCGATCGTTGGCCTTATCCCGATCTTCTTCAGACGCCAACTGCCACTGCTGCTCGTAATCCGCTTTCAACATCGCAATCCGATCTGGCGACACATCCGGCAGCTTGATTGATAAGTAGTACGCCAGCCCAGCCACCATGCAGTTCAAAAGACGGAACGGAATATCTTCCGTCTTCGTACCCGTGCCCGCATCCTGCATCCGACGCAAGCGCCAGTACACAAACATGTAGAACGGGTCACCCACAGAACCTTGGTTGGGTACCGGCCAAATGTTGATGGAAGGAGGCCGCGTCACATAAACTGACGCTCCGACCGTATGCAGCGCAGCCACTGTGTTTTGCTGACCTCGACCGCAATAACTGATGTATCCCGCTGTAAGACTGGGATCAGGCTGAGTCAGGTTACTGTAGCTGATGATCTCGCTGCCGATTTTTACAAAACCTGCCGCAGGAAGCTGCGTAACATCGGCCAGATAAATCGTCGTATCAGTTGCGGCTGCGTTTTGTGTTGCTACTGTCGTAGACGCCGAAGTGTTTACCTCTGCAGTCTGCCGATTAATCCAAACTTGAATAGGGCGTCCCTGAGCGTACTTATTAGGGATCGTAGAATAAGTTGATTCGCTGATCCTATTGATGTTGATGTCCACTTGTGTGGTTCCAACACCTGCATTGGTGCGGGTTACCTGATCGAGCAAGTCAATCGTGTCGTTGGGCAAAGCGTAAATAATTTGATTTGGGTACAGCGGAATCTGTCCCTGCTCGATCGTCCACAGATTAATACCGCGATTGGCCCACTCGATGGTCAGCAGGTTCAGACTGCGACGTGCAGTCCTAAAGTTGTAGCCCGTACGCAACTCCTGCCCGCAACGCTCAAACGCCTCTTCAATCAGGTCGTTAACGTCCAGATTAAAAACAGAAGTGCCGGTCGTAGCCATTATCGGTACCTTGCGGTTTTAGCTGCCACTTTGGGCGGTTGCTTCACGAACTGCTTCCCGGCGGCTTTGCCTGCTCGTTTTACTCGGGTTGTTGCGGCGTATTCTTGGGGGGAAAGAGCTTTGATCGCAGCTTCTGGAAGATATCTTTCACCCGTGTCAGTAGATCGTTTACCACTCTTGGTTCTCCATTTTTGAGCGGTCCAGTTTTTAAGCGATTGCTGCGGGGCTTTCATCAGACCATCTTCCCACGCGTTTTGCCTCGCTTTGCCATGCCATCTGCCCGCTTTGAAGCAGACATCACTTTACCGCCTTTTTTCATGCCGGAACGCAGAAATGTACCGCTTCCGGTCGAGACCGGATAGACCTCTTCCGAACGAACGACGTTACGCAGACCGGGTTCTTCTGCAAAAACTTTACGCCGTACAGCCCGTTCTTCAGAAGGCAGCATCTTCAGATTGGAATCCTGATATCGCCGAAGAAATTCCATCGTGTCGGTATCAGAATCTTCCGGCGCTTTTTTAGAAGAAGCGAGCGCTCCAGCACCCAACAGGGCAGCAAGCGCTGCAATATTTCTTCCGCGTGCCATATTTTACCCCCTGTATCCGCCGCCCTTAGCCTTGTACTGTTTAGCTAAAAGCTGCGCTTTTCTTGCGCTCCACTGCCCTGCAGCAGTGCCTTGAACCGCACGAGACTTAATAGACTCAAACAGGCTTTTTCGCATGCCGGGTTTGGTGTAATTGCCCGCTTCATTGACGCGAGATGTTGACCCTCCAGCAGCGTACAGCTCAAACGCATCACCGTCTTTGCGGTGCTTCGTTTTTCCTTTGGGCATCTTAGACGCGCGTATCGCGCCCATCCCGCGTGAAGCCATCATAATTACACCATCTTTCCGCGAGTCTTACCGCGTTTGGCACAGCCGTCCGCTGCACGGACATAGCCGCCTTTTGCGAACTTTGGATTGGTCAACGACCGCTCGTATGCGCGATCCATCGCCTTTTTCTCCTTGGCCTCTTTACTCATCTCCTCCAGCTTTTTTTGAGCTTCGGGAGAAGGAGTCATGCTGGGCGCAGGAACAGGCGGGGCTGCACGCGCTGCCTTTTCATCTTCCCCCATATCAGGAGGAGTGACAGCTTGGAACGGGCCGACGACACGCGCCTTACCTTTGGTAGCCATCTCAGCACATCCCGCCTTTGCGCATCGTCACTTGCATACCTTTAGTCTTGCCTTTCTTGGCAATACCGTCAGCAGCTTTATGACCTGCCGCCAACCCACCAGCGGCCATCTTCTTGACTTTGCCGCCGTACTTCATGCCCTTCATCTCGGCCATCTCATGCTTGACCATAGCTTTGGGAGCGCCCGCTTTTTTCATAAAGCCGACTTCTTTTTTCATCATTGCTTTGGACTCTTTCATAGCACCACCTTCGTTAAATTTACGGCCTTTATCGGCCTGCATGAACTCGCGTCCAACGGACGCAGGAACACCTACGCGCTTGGCGAAGGCGGGGTTATTAGCCACTGCAGCCATGAATCGATGCTGTTTACCCGAGCTGCTTGGCACGATGGGTCTCCATGAAACGATCTATCTTCTGTTCCAATCTGTCAAGTCTGTCAAGCACACGATTGATATCCGCATGAACTTCTGCCTTGGTCACGTATTCTTTGGCAATCTCTTCTCGGGTGCGGTTGAGAAGAATCTGAAGGCGTGTGATCTCTGAGGACTTCTCTCGCAAGAAATACCCAAGAATTCCAATACCGCCTGTGAGCAACAGGTTCCAGATCATTCCATCCATTTCAACAATTCCATTTTTTTAAGTACGCTGCCAATTTTTCTGCACGTACAGAACTATCCAAAACGTTCCCAGCCGCTAAGTTGCAGCGCCCGCATAAAAGATCTCGTATTTCATTGGAAAAATGGTTGTGATCAACACATGCTCTTTCCGACGCCTTACCTTCCATGTTGAACTGTACCCCGCAACATGCGCATTTGCCACCTTGTGCGAGCAACATTTCTGCAAATTGCGCAGCAGTTATACCGTACTTTGCAGGCAAATTGTATTTGCGCACATGTTGCTTCATGCACGATTTACAAGCGTAATTCAACCCAGTTGTTTGCTGTCGATTTTTACTAAACGCAGACGGTTCTTTCCACTCGCGGCACATACTGCACCGATAGCGACCTTGATCGTCAGCGGCTTTAGGTACTCGCCCCCAATCGCGTTTAATACTTAACACGCCCACGCTCTTAATGATTTGTTAATCCGACTGTTGGGATCGTTAGCGGTTTTGGCCGAAGTTAACTTCTTTTTCATCCCTTTCATCCGGGCGCAAAAAGAGTCTCGGCGTGACCCGCCTTCGGGTTGTGGAGGCTTCAATCCCGGCTTGCCCGGATTGGCAGCGTTGTAACTGGCTCGGCCTTTGGCGTTCAACCCGCCCTTCGGGTTCTTGCCTTCGGCTCGCTGCCATGCAGGGGTCTTAGCCATGATTACCTCTTCTGCTCTTTAAGCTCTGCCGCCAGAACTTCGGTCTTTTCTTTGCTGCTGGCCGAAGATCCGAGGAAAAAATTCAAAATAGTGGCGACAACCGTGCCCAACAGGAAGCCCAAGATCGTGTCGGCAAACCGGACGTTGAGTTCAGGAATATGTGTAAAAGTG